CGTCCAGTTCTGATGTGACGGTGTAGTTTGTCTTGTGCACCGGCATCCCGCCGGCGATGTCGCCCACCACCGGCGCGGCGTTGTTGCCATAGGCCACACCCACCAGATCATCGACCCCCAGGGTTTTTAGCGCCTCGTGGATGGACCCGGCCACGGTGCTGTTGAAGAAGCCATCAATGGTGACTTCTCCCTCTGCCCGTCCGCTGACGTAGCTCTTGGCGTCCGAGTTATAAGCGCCACACTCTATCTCATCATACTTGGTCGAGAGTGACACATCTTTGGTCTGGCTGGTCAGTTGATAGCCGCCAAGCCACACCTTCGCAAACCGGCCTTTACGTGCGGCCATAAGCTATCCTCCCAAAATCTTGTTGATATTGTTTACGGCGTACTGGTAGAAACCGAGTATCTTCTGGCGCTGTTCGGCCAAAATCATATCGGTGGTGGGCCAGCGCCCTTTGTGCATCCAGGCTTGGTCATCCGGGCTTTGCACGTAGGGCATATACTCGGTAGGGTTGGAGTTGACGGCAAAGAATTCTACCCCGGAAGCGTAAGACGTAACCGCCCACTTGCGCCCCAGCGTACCGGTGCGCTTGTACCTGGTCGATGGCCTTTGAGTGGGGTAAGTTTTCAACCGTTGATTTACTACCAGTCCTGACTTTGCCGTGGCATCGCCTAACTCGCCCTTAACGATGATGGTATTAAGCAGCTTCCGGCTTAACTCAATTGCGCCGGTGACTTGTACCTTCACTCGCACACCTCCACGTCAAGCAGGAAATCGCAGCCGTAATACTGAGCGCCGCCCCAATCCAGCCAGCCCGATTCGTAACCCATCACTCGCACATCTATGGCCCCGCTTACCCCGTTGTGGGCCTGTACGGTCGCCAGATAGGTGTCGATGATGCCCACGGTACGGGCAATGGCGGCCCCGGCGTCGCCGAGGGGGACACTGCTATCCAGATAACGATGTTTGATCCGGTGTACCTCAAACGAGGCCGCACTGCTGTTGCCGTAGCCAACACTGGTAACTTCACCCGTCACCGGGATGGGGATGAGGCACGGCGTCATCGGGTTAATTGATCCCTTGCCCACTTCGGCCATGGTGTACGATTTGCGGATACCGGCCCCGAAACTCAGCCCGGCGACCGCGCCCAAAGCGGTGGCTAAACTCATACGGTTATCCTTATGGGGATGGTATCAAGCAGCAGCCGGATTTCCCCATCTTTCAGGATGGGAACCACCGCCACAGCCACCCCCAAATCAGCCCCGCCGGTGATGCCAAACAGCACGTCTTTCCGCTTCCAGACTCGCATTGCAATGAGAATGGCCGCCTCTTTGATGGCCGCCGGAACGGTGGCGCTGTAACCGAATGTACCGGTCACTAACACCCCGGCGTGTTCCGTCGGGAAGGCGTAACTGCCGTTGGGCTTGCGCCGAATAGCCGTGTACGGTTCGCCTTTGGCCGGGCCGTTGACCGGCAACAGTTGATAATCCGTGCTGGCCCAGGTGTAGCCAAAGGTGTAATCCTCATTGTTGTCGGTCTTTAGGCTGGACAGGGTGAGCAGGTCATCAATCGGGCAGAGGTTAGCCGTAACCGCCTGGTAGTATCTGGTCTCGCTGGCGGTGGCGGCAAACTGGCGGCGGCGGTCTGCCTCAATAGCAGCACTCGCCGCCGCCAGGATGTTGGTCAGGTCGGCGTCGTTGGCGGTGTCGGTGATACCGAGGCGGACTTTCAGTTCGATGACGGTGGCGTAGCTGGTCATTTTACCTTTGCCGGTTTAGCCGGTTTTGTGAGGGGCGCGAACTCTTGCGCCGGGTCATAATCCGAAAAACTACCCGGAGAATCGGCTTTCAGGAATTGGGCCAACGCCGGAGAAGCGTCAAACACATCCCCGGCGTTAAAGGCCAACTGCTGCGGCTCGTTCACATAGCGGGATACGCATTTGAGTTTCATCATTTCCCCAAAGCGTTAACAGTAATCGTTACCGGCGCGGTAGTGCTCAGGGTCGCCCCAATGCAGGTAAATTTCCCAAAGGTGTCCACCTGCTGGATGGCGCTGGCATCGGCGGTCGCCGTCACCACGGTCAACCCATCTACCAAAGCGGCCTCACTGTTGCCAAACTTGAGTTTTAGTGTCGCTGTTTGGGCGTCGGTCACATCGACGTTGTAATAAACATCGGCCTTGTTGAACCTGGACAGGTCGAAGCACTGGCTGGTGGCCGAGGCGCCAAACTGCGCCCCATTCCAAAAGCTGAATAACACCGGCTCGGTATCGGCGCGATTGGCTGATACCGGCGTGGGCGCGGCGGCGGGGGCGGCTCCCGCCGGAGGTGAGCCGATAAGCAGGCTCACCCCCAGCAAGACCACCAGCGCCAGCGCCAGAACAAAAGCGGCTGAAAGCTGGCTGATTTTCATCGTTAGACGAGAATGTTCCGAATGCCGGCGGTGTGCTTGGCGGTGGAGCGGGTGCCGTGGGCGGCAACCGCCGGGCGAACGCTCGTTACCATAATCCACTGCCGTTTTTGAATGTCCCGGTCAACCTCAATCAGCACTTCCCGGCGGAACCCGGCGTACCACATCGTGCGGTTGACAATGCTGATTTGCCCCAGGGTGTTGTTTCCGGCGGTGGTCGATTTCTTACCATCGGCCTCAGTCAGCGGGCCGGAAGCGGAGACCACAATCGGGATGCCGCGATAGCTGGCCAGTTGGCCGGTCAGAACAACCGCCTGCGGGCCAAACTTATCCACGGTGGTAACGTTGGTCAGGGCCATTAACCCGTTCAGGTAGCTGGCCACATCGCAGATAATCATGGCCTCGTTGGGGTTGGCGGCGTACTTGCCCATTTTGCCCAGGGCGCTGGTAATGTCGCCATCGGCCAGCGCATCCCCGCCGGCGTTGACTTCCTGCCCGGTATTGTCTACCAGCCACAGGTGCCGAATGCCATCCTGCCCGGCGCTCAGGTAATAGCTGGCGTCATCGGGGTCGGCATCATCCAGGTTGATGTTACCGGTTCCGGCGTTGGTCGAGTCGGCGTTGAGCATGAAGGCGTCAATGGCCTCTGCCGCCGAAATACCCAACCGGGTGCGAACGGCGGGCATCAGGGCCACAATGCTGTCTTCGTCGAGGGTGTAGCTCCAATTTACCTCCGTCACCAGTTCGGTGGCGGTCAGCACGCTCTTAGCGGTCGCCGGGTCGCTGGCGGTGGTGGCGGTGTTTTCCGTCCCTTTGCGCCAAGTGACATCGCCCAGGCCCAGGGGAACATCGAACGGGTTTGAGGGCATCTGGATGGTGGTGATGTTGGCGGCAATGCGGCTGGCCAGGAATATGTCCTCCCACAACTGGGCGGCCATATTGGTCGGGACCAACTCATCGCCGGTCGCGCTGCCGGTTGAGGTCAGGGCCTTAACCGCCATCTGCAAATCGGCGGAGGGCGCTTTCACTCGGTCAGGCATCAGGCTTGAGGCTTTGCCCAAAAGCATATTTACCAGCATAAAATCAATGGGCTGCACCCGTTGGGTTCCGACTTTCACAAAACCATCTTTACGGATCGCCTTTAACTCGCGCCCAAAGCGGTTGCCGGTCAGTTCCCCGGCGGCTTCGGCGTAGCCAATCGGGTCTCCGGCCAGGGGGCGGATCGGTTTATCGGCGGCGGCCTTGTCCATTTGGGCCTGCACCTGGGATTCAACCAGGGCGGTCATCTCGGCCTTGATTCTGTCCATATCCAGGGTGGATTTGTCTTTTTGGTGAGCCTTAACGGTCTCGGTCAATTCCTGCATCTGCTGTAAAACTTGGTCAATCACGGTCTTTGTTCTCCTTTTTTGCTAAACTAAAAGCGGTTCAACAGTGGCTATAAAATTCTGAATGGCTTGGATTACCCGGTCATCAATCTGTATTGGACTTTGGACAAATTTTTTGAGGACAAAAACGCAACATTAAGGAAATTCGCGCCAAAAGCGCTCAAAAAACCACTTGAGAACCGGTTTGGGGAATAACTCGGGGGTTTGAGCAACAGAGCAATTCGCTCAAACTGCCAAGTTATTCTTTAAACCGGCTTCAATGGCCTGTTTTGGGGCGTTTTCCTCTAAGTTATCACTAAAGTCCTACCTGGCGATGATTGGATTTGTCAAAAGTCCAAGTATAAAACTTCGACGGAGTAAAATCAGA